AATATCAAAATCAATAATGGCAGGTGCAGACATGGCGCCAGCGGCATTAATTGAACGAACTTCAGCGCGATAGGATCCGCGAACAAGTCCTGATAAATCGACTCTATCTTGCGGTACCTGAATTGATTGAATCACTTTCCCATCTTGAATAATGTTCACTGTATTGTAGCGAATGTCTGCAGCAGCTGATTTCCAACTCAGATATCCCTGAACAATCTCGCCGATACTAACCGGCACAAATGAGAGGTTTAACGGTGGCGCCACACCGCCCGTCGGCAATACAGTAAACGGTGGTCTAACAAATGGCTTACCGATGACATCCTCATAAATATAAGCACCATCCTCCTCGAGGAGGATATCAACTCCTTCCTGCGGATGAAATTTCCACTCAGCGACACGAAACTCAAGGTTTTGAATACCAATATGAGGAAGATTTAATAAAACAACCTCTCCTGGTCGGTAAGCGTAACCATCCATATTCATGCGCAATTGAATACGGCGACCTGCACGCTTTTTCCGTAGATATAAATAAGAAAGTCTAGCTGCTTGGTATGGGCTAGTGACAAACCGGTAATCCATGTTCTCTTTGATTTCTAACCCATCTTCATCAATCCATTCTTCGATAATCACAGGCTCAAAGTCAGTTTTGATGTACAACTGCTCAGCATCAACAAACGTCCCATAAATCGCATTAGTGGCATCGCGCAAAGCCAGTTCCGGCGTGATATTAACGGTATCAATGATTTGATTCGGTTCAATGCGCAATACTGCTGGGCCATTGTAAACCTGCATTAAAATCCCGTGCTTGCCGGCTACATAGGTCGGCTCCGCTGCAATGCATTTGTGCATGTGATCGAGTATCGATGCTGGAGATTCAGAAAGTTCATAGGCCCCATTAATTGTGTAGCGTGGTTCGGCAACACCTTCTGGGCTAACGACTTGTTCGTCACACAGATCTGCAGCTACCTTGAATGATTCAAAATCAATATCAGCATCAGGCACACCAAGATAACTACGATAAAAATCGAGAACGACCAGCGAACCGTTATTGCTCCAAATCGTTTTATTTGTACGTGGGTCAAAGATCTGTTTGCCCCAAACTTCCACTTTGACGTTAGGAACGCCATACGGAAACTTTTCTGCGTCATATTTCAGCGTTAAACGCAGCCATGCTAACCCATCACCAATCATATCCTCTTTCCATGATGGGGCATTTTTCAACATATACGGGTCACAATCAGTCCGGGAGTTGTGAAACTCATAACCCGCTTTATCACCGAAAGTGCCAATCAGGTCATCATTCAACCAAATCCTACCGATGTGATCTAGTTTGTGAGCCGCGAGTGCCAGCGCCATGAATAGACGTTCATTTTCATCTTGCTCACCGCTCTCTTCTTCTGCGAAAAAAAGCAGCCCTGAGCATACAGTTTTCCCCACAATTATCGTTTCTGGTGCAGTTGATGAACGCAACATCTGCTTGCGTTCAGACTGATCCCGATAATTCATCGAAGGCATCTTATCTTTGTAAATCATCGCGCCTGCTGCTTGAGTCGCTATACCGGCAGCAATTAATGCGTAACCAACGGGTCCACCATAAATAGTACCCACCACCATTAGCGCTGCAGATGCAATACTGGTAACTGTCTTTCCCATTTACTCCACTCTCCACGCCTTGATCGGTTGAGGATTAACTGGCATTGCCCCTGACTCGGTAACCGCCCAAACTTTATTTGCCCATATAACGCCAAGCGTCTTCCCGTCATCGCCGTTAAACATGACGATATCGCCACGCATTGCTCTATCAGGTTCAATTTCTGCAAAGAAATCTGATAGTCCTGTTTCCAAGTTACCGAACTCAGATTTTAAGACTCGCATTGCTCCAGCTTTGGTTTTATATCTTCCACGTGCCTTTTCTGCGATATCGATGCCGCATACGGCAACTGCACAATCGGCAGCAAATAAGCAGCAATCATGCTGACCCCATGAAAATGGCTTTTGTGTTGCTTTTTGTAAGGTTTCTGGGAGTCTGGTTGTCCAGTTAGGATGTCGCATTGCTGATCTCCGGGCATAAAAAACCCGCCTAAGCGGGTTTTTTATCATTTAATATTTTACATTTGGTAAATACCAATTTAACGCTCTTTGTTCTTTAACTGCTGTATTATTACTTTTCTTTGCTCATCCAAGTTTTTTTTATCACACTCTATTTCTTTTTGCATTTCCTCCAATTGCTGCAAAGAATAATTAGCAATCAATTCTTCTATTGTTTCTACTTTCTTGTCTTTTAATGTGTTTATTTTTTCATCTGTATATTTTGGGCATCCATCATACCAATTGCTTTCACTTCCATCTTTACTGGCAAAGGAAATGGTTGGAATCATGATAAAAAATAAAAAAATAAATTTCACGTAAAGCTCCATTTAAGTCTATCTGCGTGGTAACGCTTTATTTATAAATGAAAGCTGGGGCATCTTTCTTGCTGCCCCAGTAGATTGAGCGCTCGGCCATTTGGGCTACATATCTGAAAATACGATCACCTTTATGCCGCTTTACCCATGATTCGTCGGTAAATCTGTCAGGCAGTCCATTAGACCAACGCTCAAAGCGATTAGATACCGTAACAGATACTTTGTTTAGCCCACCAGTTGACACTCCAATGTTAGATATTTGCCCAGCAAAAACAACTTCAGCAATTGCTGGCTTACCATTTCCATCCAAGGCTACTAGTAAAATACTAACATTTCTACCTCGGCTACGCTCATTCATGACGTCAGCCACAAGCAAGGAGTCAAACCCGGATAGCGAAAGGATAAGCTGCTGCGGGCTTGTTGAGTTACTTTCCGTCACAGGTTCAATTTCACCAAGTGAACCAACACCTTGGTAATTCTCACCAGCTATAATTAAATTACCTACACCGGTATGTGCAAAAGTTACACCTGACTTTAACTCCAATTTTGCCGCAATAACTAACTCATAACCATCATTGATGGCTTTGACCATGTCATTTGAAAATGGATGATATAGCATTAGTAAAGTGCCTCCTCAAGGGTAATGCTTACGCTTGAAAAAATCCCGGGGCGGTATTGAAAGTTACCTTGATCATTACTAGTTAGCTTAAAAATACCAAATGGTTTGACGGTTTCTATCTTCTCGTTGATTGACGGGGAATTTCGTAATATCGGAGATATTGGAATATTTGCATTTCCATCACTATCACTAATTACATTTTCCGTGATGATCTTTAGTTCATTACTGACTGTAATATAGTCACCTTTACGTAAAATAATTGAATTTGCAATCCATCCTTTTGTTTGCAACATAGTACCAGTTTGGTTTGCCTCGCTAATGATAGGGCTTCCCTTTCCGATTAACCCCGGTCTTAACCAATTGCTAATCTTAACCCTCCCGCTTTCTCCATCAAGTTGTGCAAGAATAACTTCAAGTAACCTTGATTTTTCATCTGTTAAATTGTTAAACGATAATACACATTTCCAACGGCTACCGGGAAAGCGCACTGTTTGTGCGCTACCGGTGAATACAGAGGTAAATGTTTGGCTATTGCTCATTAACTGCCAACTCATTGTTGAAGGTACAATGCTCTCCGGCCACACCAATACCATAACTACCCCCTGAGGCTCTTTCTTATATTCCCATTTGTTTGAAAGTCACGCTGAATCTTAGCTAGCGCATCATCAGAACCTTGTTTTGCACCTAATTTAGCCGCCTGATGCATAGCTTCATACAATGCCTGATCACCATTGCCAGATACTTGAATAGTCTGGTAAATTTCTATTTTGTTTGTTTGGCTGTTGTCAGTTGTACTGGAAGAGTTTCTACTTATCCCTTTAAACTCACCACCGCCAAAATCTGACTGATTAATAGTGTTAGTGACTCCTCTAGAACGCATTGATTCTAAATTATCTACCCCGATGCGCTTGGTCGATTCGGCGTCAAACACAAACTCTTGTCCGTGAACTACACCTGATACTTCATCGGTTCCACGATTTCCTGTATACCCACCTCGACTATATCCTCTCCAGCTAGTCGGCATTCCCATGCCGCCAGTGCCTGATGCGGTTGTGGCTGCGCTAGCTGTACCCGCCGCAGCACCAGATGATAAACCGCCAGCAAACCCACCCATCAATCCTGTCAGAGCGTTAGTGATCATGGCTTGCATAGCAATACGAACTAAATCCTGAATAATTGACTCAGCAAGTGATGCGGATATATCCTGTAGTGCTTCTGAGAATGATTTAGAGCCGGTCAATATCCCAGTTAATGAATTACCCATTCTCTGCTCAATAGACTCAAACAAGTTAATCTGCATACGCTGCCAATCTCCTTGTGCAGCATAAAGCTCTTTACTTGCTTGTAACTGTGCAACTTTGGATTTATTTGCTGCTGCAGTCATTAACTGCTCGTAACGCTCTTTGCTAATTAGACCATCACGATAAAAGGCTTCATACATTGCCTTTTGCTCTTCAAGTTGGTTTTTCAACTGAATAACAGGGTCAATTTCACCAATTATGCTGATGTTTGGCAGAGCAATACCCTTAGCCTGATCAGATAACCGGTTCTTTGCCATATCTTGTTCAAGCCGTGTTTTTGCATATTGATATTCTTTATCGGTGAGTAAACGTGCATCAAGCAGGGCTTTGAATTCTTTATTAGCTTCTTGCTCATTACGGATTAATGCGCGGGTAGGTGAATATTTTTCAGCAAGCTCAGAGCGTTGCTTCATGTGGTTTTCTGCATTCAGAGTTTTTAATCTTTCAAATTCACCCTGCTTCATTCCGCCAGCTTTATAGCTTTCTTGTAGCTTACGCAATGTTTCATTTTCACTAAGAGAAATACGATCAAGACTGAGTGAATGTTCAAGCTCAATTTGCTGCCTTAGTTGCTGATACTGATTAACTGATTTATTTCCTGTTTTATTATTTGGCGTAAGCTCTTGTTTTGTTCCATTTGACTTTTCTTCAATAGGAATTTCAGCAGCCTTTGGCTTTTCACCAGACTTTAGTTTTTCTATAGCCTCATTAGCATTTTTGAATCTACTTGTTGCTACCTCTAAACCTTTATCAAGATCCTCTAACTGACTTAATAACGAATTACGTTTCTTTATCTCCTCATCCGGGCTTTCATACATAAAGCTTAGGAAACCCTTACTTCTATTTTGCAAAGTTGATATTTTAGCGTCTGAATATCTCTCTAATTGACTCTCTACAATGGCTTTTTGCTCATGAAGATTTTTTATATTATCTTTAATATCATCAACTTGAACCGCAAGTTTAACTTGAGACAACTTCATTAATTCTTCAGTTGTCTCAACAACTGCATCCTTTAAACTTAAAGCGCTTTGCCTTGCCTCAATAGCTTTGTTATGAAAGTAATAAAGTGCAGAACCTGCTAGCATTGCAGCACCTACTGGCCCACCAATAGCTGCATATGCCCCCTTTAGAATGTTTGCAGAGCCAGCTAAAGCTCGTTGACTATATGAAAGTCTATTATTGGCAGCTTCTAACTCTCTTGTGTATTTTATTTTCTGGTTGACCGCCTCGTTTTCTTGCCTTGTTAAGATGTTTCTTTCCTTTGTCAAATTTAATGTTTGCATGTCAAATTCTCGCATTATTTTGCTGTGATTAGACAAGCTTGCACCTTGACGCTCAAGGCTCTTTAGCTGTTCTTCTGCATCAAAAATACCTTTTATTGCTGTGTCTCTCATTTGTAATGACGCAGCCTTTGATGCCTTTTGAATTTCATACCAAGATGCTGCCTGATCTTGCACAACTCTCGATAGTCGACCACCAAGTAATGGGATAACGCCATATGCGGCAATATCAACAACAGTATTTAAGTTTCCCGCCAATGCATTGACAGCATCCGTTGTCGTATTAATTCCTGCACGAAGTGGACCTGATGACATTTGCCCGACTTTTATGGCCATCCCTTCAAATGCCGATGACAAACCAAGTAAATCACCATTTAGGTTGTTAGTTCTTTCCTTTGCTTGCTCAAATGCAGTATCCGTTCCAGTTAATGCCTGAGTGAGCTCTTTAACCTTGCTAGCATTTTGAGACAAGATCATTGCAGTATTAACGTTTTCTAAGCCAAAAAGTTTTGTCAGTGAAGTAGTTGAATAGTTCTTTTTGCCTAAGTTTTCCAATGCTGAACCAAGGCCGACAACCGAGGGTTTCAGGTTTTTATCTGTACTCGCTTCAAGTTTTAAGATCATATTTCTAAGTGCCGTACCAGCATCAGAACCTTTTACTTCTCGCTCTGCTAGAGTTTGAATTGCCGCATTTAGCTCTTCAAAGCTCATTTTTGCGTTAGCTGCTGCAACACCACTTTTCTTTATCGCTTCGGATGTTTCATTTACTTCTGACGAGCCATATTTAGCACCCGCTGCCAATACGTTAATATACCTGTCTGTTTCAGCCGCCGAGGCACCAAACTGGTTTAGCGATAATGCGAGTGTTCTTGTTGCATCTGGCAGTGTTGTGCCTGCCGCTTGCGCAAGGATTAATGCGCTTTTTGTCACATCGACTAACCCGGTGCTCGTTTTCATCAAATCCGGCTTGGCGGATGCCATTAACTTAATCGCTTCTGCGCCTTGCATCGCCGAAAATTGGGTTGTTCTCCCCATCTCCTGGGCTGCCTCATCAAATATCTTCATTTGCTCGCCAGTAGCACCTGTAATGGCTGCAAGGTCAGATAATGACTGGCTATACTGTCGGGTCGTATTGATGATGGCGCCGAGAGATAATCCACCGCCAGCAATCATCGCCAATCGTCCACCAACACGATTGATAGACTTTTCAAGGGATGCAAAAGATTCTTCGGTATGTTTATTGTCAGACTTTACTTTTCGTGTGAATCGGTCTGATTCGCTACCGGCTAAGCGATAGGCATCTGCAATTTGAGTTCTAAAACTAACATCGTTTAGTAATAACCCAACTTTGAGATCAGCTAAATTTGACATATTTACCCCAGCATTTTCATGACTGCCGAGCACTGCTCATCCAGTGTTGATGATGCTGGCGTAGGCAATTGATTATCTTTCGGATCGTTATTAGATTCGTTATTCGTTAACGGATTTGCTTTCAGTTCAAAATGAGCCTGCCATCCAAGAAGCGTGGAGGCAGGCAGTGATAGGACGCGGTAAGGATCTATTTCTCCGAGTTGTTCTGATAACTCATAGGCAAACCGCAAAAGAGGAGTTTCAGTTAGTTTTTTTTTGCTTCTTCAAGCGTACCAACTGAATGACGCTTCACAATGGAAATGGCTTCAAACAACGATGCATTATCATGAGTATCAAGCAGCTCTTTAGCGGTTGGTAGCTCACTTTTATCGTATGGCTTCCCTTTTTCATCGACAATGCAAGACAAAATCATTTCAACATTTCGTAGTGATGAATCCATGACTTTACCTTCGGCATTGAGTCCAGCCGCCTCTTCTTCCAATGTTAGAAGCTCTGTTGCTGTCATTCTTCGAATGTTTACATCAACACCAAGTAGCTGAACTTTTTGAACGTGAGCCTGTGATGTTAAAAATGCCGCCTTTAAATTTTTCATTATTTAGTACCGCCTGCACCTGCTGTTGCCGTTCCCCACACTAAGTTATTCTGTTTGCCTTTGACGGTAATCTGAATAACTTCACTGGCTGGTGCACTAATTTCAGCCATTTCCCACCCTGATAGAGCCATAACCATGGTTGCAGTGCGTTTATTCGGTAGTTCAATATAGAACTGAACTGTTTTTCGTCCTTGTGCTGCATTCAAGAACGCAGTGAAGTCAGCATTTTCTGGATCATCAATAAAGCCTAGTGTTTTTTCAGGACCTTCTGGCATATCTGCAATAAATTGCTTGTTTGTATCGATAAGTGTTGTGCAATCAACAAAACTACCTGTTAAGCCTGTGGCACCAATAGCCTTACAGTTAACTAAAGATTTAAGCTTTTCAGGTAAATCACCAACTTCACCATATTTCACGATAGTGCCAGCAGGAAGCATGGCATACTCTGGCGATGATTTTTTATCTGCCATAATAACTCCTAATTTAAATGTGTTATTTAATGCGATATAGCGCTTCTCTAATTTCTTCCGTAAGGATCTTGAGAACCGAGTGTTTGTTGTAGTCCAGAGCTGGACGAATGAACGGTTTAGAAATTTGCTTTACTGTTCCCATTTCTTGGGCGATTACTTTGATAGCGTGCTTTTTTGTTGGTCCTACAGTTATTAACACTGATCCATTGAGCTTTTTATTCTTTGATGTACGTATCTTTATGCTATCCCGCATATGTACCGTTTGTGATGTCTCATCAAACCCGGCGTTACGCTTCATATCATCAAGAACTGGTTCCATTGCTTTCCTTCCAGTATCCAGTAATATTTTTGTTTTTATTTCCTCCTCAAGCCGGCCTAAAGCCTCACCCAATTCACGTAGCCCTGTAACACTAGCGTTAATTTTCATTCTGCATCCTCTGGATAAGTAAGAACAAAATCACGCATCACTCTGAAAATAACGCGCTTATCTGTCTGCTCCTCTCGTGACTGCATGAAAGCCCCGCGCTGAACGGTTTGTACTGGATATGAACCGATATGACCGTGCGTGATGTTTTCCCAAGCTTCAAGCACCAAGGCCTCTAGCTTCAACGCTTTGGCATAATCATTGGGGATCTGAAAGGTAATTTGAAAACGCGATTGAACAAGGGAGGTTTTAGCGAGCCCGGTAAGCACTTTAGGGTCGCTGATGCGCTGATAAATAACCCCTTCCAACACATCGGATGGCAGTCCTAACGGATATGCATTTAATCCCGTTAGTCGCTCCAAATCGGCTTTAATGTCAGTTTCTATCATGCTGATTGTCAGCCTCCGTCGTTATGATTAGTCGGTCTGACTGGTTTCTATCAACAGCGCGAACCGTGAAGTTGCGATTTTGATAAGTGATGATCCACCCGATATTAACGTCGCTGCGTGGTCGAATAGTGAATTGGTACGTTTCAATAACCTGCTGCTGATCGGCGGTGCGTATTTTCCGGTTAGACATCGCCTCAGATTTTGCCCATACCTCTTTGACTTTCACCACGCTAGATTTAGGGACGCCGAACTCATCCCTCACTTCCTCGATACGCGATAACCAAATCCGCTTATTGAGTTCGCCCGCTTTCATATCACCCCCTAAATATTGATATAGCGATATGGCTCCAATAGCGCTTTAAACCCGGAAGACATTCCCGTTGTTTCTCTATTTTCATAGAAATGCCCCACCGCCAGCATAATGGCCAACTCAATATCCTCCGAGATCTGCAAACCATCTGGATCGGATTCAGGAATATCACCGTCATAAAGCGTTCTGTTGACGTAGTTTTCTGCCCGCTTCTTAGCCGCAAGCATATACGTGATCAGCAAGTCATCTTCTGTTGCATTGTCATCTTCAATCCGACATTGCGCCTTTAACTTCTCCAATGTGGGTAATGGCATGTTTTCACCTTAATGCCTGCGACCATGACCAGATCGCAGGCACAAAAAAACCGCAATTAAGCGGCACTTGACTGGGGGAGATTAATAATTATTTTGTGGCGCCTTTACCGACCAGCGCCTTAATCGCTGAAGTATCTTCAAGGACACAATCGAAGCGGTGGAACGCCAAAAATGCGGTCTGATCATACTCTGCATAACGCTCAACTAAACGTTTCAGAGTCATGTAGGTCACACGACGCAAAATGAATCGGTCAAAGTCACCGCAGAAGATGAATTTCTTACCCGCTTCCATTTTATCAATGGCCTGATCAACCACATATTGCATACCCAAGATAGTCGAAGGAGCAACGCCGGCAATCGATGGCAACCACAGTGGGCGTTTTTGTGCATCCTCCATTTCTTTCAGGTTTTTTAATGTGTCATCGTTGAACGCTAAACGGAACTTAGGTCCATTTCGGTAGGCAGGGTCTAACGCATGTTCTAAAGCGTTAATATCTTTCCACCCAAACGTTGCGGATGCATCAATCGTACCAGTGACGGAAGCATCTAGCCCTTTAGGCTGCAGCGGCGATCCAGTCCCTGTGCCTTTAACTAAATACTTCGCTTCACCGCGACCAATCCGCTGAGCAATACGGCTACCTAAATATGCTTCAATATTCACGCCGCTATCTTGAAGTAACTCGTTTGATACGCGAATAATTTTAGAGGAAAGCTTTTTAGCACCTAAGATTGCAGTGCCAAATTCTACATCTTGTTCGCTAGCCGCTGTATTTTCGCCTAATAATTCCCCTTCTTCCTCTGTGCCATCCGAAGTGGACCATGTAATATCTTGCCCTGTTGATGTTGTTAAAATTTGTGCGACGCTGGCAATGCCACTATATGCCTTCATCTGCTCAATAATTTTATTCAGCATTTGTGTCGGTACGGTATACCCGCCTTTTTCATCCGGCGATGTTCCCTGCGCACGTAATTCTTTAAGCGCTTGACGCTCTTCCGTTGATAACTCACCGAACCCGCTACGCACAAAGCGATCAAAGGCTAAATTACGACGTTCGACTTTTGCGGACTCAGGGTCATTATCAGGATTACGACGCTGCTCTTGCTCTTTGTCGTCAACAAATGACTGGTCTAGCGAACGTAATTGTTCTTCACGCTCAATTTGTGCTTCCAAGTTTTCAAGCTCTGTTTTCGCTTTATTCCACTCGGTGCGCTGCTCATCGGTCATCACACCTTCACCCACTTTTTCGTGAATAGCACGCATATCGACAGCAATGGTGTTACGTTTCTGTTTTAATTCATGAAGCTTCATAGTCATAGTATTACCTTATGCATTGAGTAAAGTTAAAATGCGCTCACGCGCTAATTTTTGATTAATCGCTTTTTGCAGATCACCGCCATTTCGCGCTTCCTTCCAAGCTTCCATCGAACGTACTGCGGCACCAGCATCTTGATAAGCCGGATAAGTCACTGGACTCACATCGAATAAGCGCGAGAATTTGTGAATTTCACGAATAATCACGCCTTCATCATCTTGATACCAATCTTCACCATCTCGGGCGACACGAAAGGCAAAAGAACTTTGGTTAATATCGCCACGCTGCATCGGTGCTAGCACTAAATCACGGATAGTTTGAGTATCCGGTGCGGTGATGTCATAAACCAAACCACGCTCATTCACACTTAAAGACAGCGTTCCTGCCGCTGTTCTCCCAAGGATATAGTTAGGATCATGATTGAATAATCCGCGAACATCATCATTAAGCACGTCATCAAATGCCCCCGGCTTAATAATTTCTTTAAATCCATACATCAGCTCAGAACGAGAGTCGAAAACAGAGCCTAACCCGATAATATGGGTTGCTTGATTCTCATCTCTGGGTTCGGCTCTCACCTCTCCCATATAGCAGCGAGTTTCTTGATTACTGCTCATCATTATCTCCTTTGGGTTTTTCTGTTTGGCTTCCCACAGGCTGAGCAGCGTTAACGCTGACTAACATTTCGTCCAGCCCATCAACTGGGTTCATATCTTCAAAAGCACGCACTTCATTTCGGCTCATCCAACCATCCGTAATCGCAAAATGGTAAAATTCAGCGCGTTCTTTCGCCGTACCACGTAATAAACCCGCCAAATTAAAGCGAACATAAAATCCCGCCTTTCGCTCTTGTCGCGTAAATAAACGTCGGTTTAATTCCTGCTCCCAATTCACCGTCCACGGCATGATTGAGTGCCGAACAAATTGAATAGCTTGCTCTGAAATATTAGAGAAAGTGGCTTTTTCGAGGTCATTGATCATGTGGGCAGGAACGTTAAAGATCCCCGCAATCATTGAACGGTTCAATTTCAGCATATCGATTAGCTGAGCATCGACAGGGGAAACAGTCAGCGCTTTATAATCAAGCTCAGCGGGCAATAGCATTGTTTTATTTTCCTGACTACGTAAAGCCGCCGATGCTTTTTGCCACATTTCCTTTAGCCTGTTCCAGCCGTCTGTTTTTAACTCCCCTTTAACAGAAACAATACCAGCCGGTCTTGCATTCCCGCCGAAAAATGAACTCGTATACTTCTGTCCGCTCATTCCCATACCGATAGTTTCAGCATGCTGAACAATAGGGCTAATACCCATACGCTGGTTATTCCCCAGAGCGCGAATGTGGATCATGTCATCAGGACTGATGGCAAAATTGCCGAGTTCGTTGTAAACACCGTAGGTATAACGGCCGCCTGTATTCAGTAGGGTTGTTTCCCACGGCATACACGCCTCAAGATTGGTCACTTCCCCTTTACGGTTTCGCACAACCTGTGTGTACCCATTTCCCCAACCAAGCACATGTCGATGTTTCGTTTCTCGCCATTTATAACTAGTTTGCCATTCGTTAGGTTCATCATGAACGAGGTGAAATAAAGGATGGTCACGCGCAGTTTCAACTTTATTGCCAGATTTACGCATAACATGTAATGGCATTTGAGCAATAGATGAAGAAAGCACGTAAATACACGCATACACTGCGGCAAGCTTCATCGACGTTTCAGGGCTAACATGTACGTCAGCAGTGAAAATTCCATCGGTATCAATAGAGTCTGATGTAATGGGTACTGATGGGTTTTCAATGCTTGTCAGTCCATCACTACGAAATAACGCGTTAAGAAGCACGCTTCCCCCTCATTGCTGCCACTAATGCATAAACCACCAGCACTGAACCGCCGATCATTAATGTATTGGGGAGCCCATAATTTAGATAACAGCCTGCCATCACCGCCCCAAAACCAACTAAGGCAGTGATATCGAGAAATAAATTTTTCATAGGAATAGTAAATCTTCGTCTGGGTTGAGTGAGGAAAGAAAATCACCATCAGAACCACCTCCAACCAATTGACGGCTTTTTGCCGTAAACATGGCAACAGGACCATCGATTTTATTTTCTGGTGTGGATTTGTTGGGGAAGATATTTTCGTTTCTATCCGGTTTTACGGTGACGTTGGACAACATCCAAGCCATCATTGGATTGTGATCGTGATGAAACTTACCTGAATACACATCAGCTTGAACGCTTTTCATGGCTTCAGACATGTTTTTAACTGTTTGAGCAACCTCAACCAGCGGAACGCCTTCTTCCGCCAGCCGGCGGGAAAACTGAACTGCACTCCATGGGTCAAACCCTAATTCACGTACATCATCGCCATCACACCACTTCAAAATGTCATCTTTGATAATGTCATGATCAATCACTTCGCCATCGGTTAATTCCAAGTAACCTGCATCAGCCCATTTCCGGTAAAGCTCTGCGATGTGTTTTGGTGCAGTGTCAATGCGATCCTCGGGCAACCAGAACTTGCATTTAATGTGCGTTTTCCCCTGCCCGTCTTCATACATTTTTATCGCTGCAGCGACGTCAATTTTGCTAGCCAAGTCAACGCCAACCCAAACTGGATAATGCTGTAACTCATCATCAGTGGCGTTAGCTGGGGCAGCCTCCCATTTGCTCATGTCCATCCATACTGACTCAGCATTCACCCACTTATTAAGGTGCTTAGTGAGAAAGTTAGGACGAGCAGCGATTTGCTCTTTCGCCTTCTTGGCCAGACGTCGCATATCATCAAAACGCTTACAGACACCAAGCCCAGGATTAGCTTTTATCCAAACGGATTCATCAAAATCATCGTCGCCCTCATCGAGGGTATAAATAATGGCAAAGAAAGTATCGTCATCAACAACACCCGTTAGAACTTTAATTGCGTAATCCCGTAACTCGTAACAGATCCCCTCTTTGTTAAAACCCGATGTTGTGATGGCAAATAAAAGCGACTGCAATCGCGCTCCTGTTGCTGTTTCAAGAACATCCCACACATCGCGAGTCTTGTGAGCATGGAGCTCATCGACTATCCCACAATGAATATTCAAGCCATCGAGGTTATTCGCATCACTGGAAAGTGGTTCAAATTTAGATGCCGTTCGCTCTTGATAAATAGCTAACTTGTTGTAATCAAATAAGCGACCTAGCGTTGCTTTCGCTTTTTTGACCATATTTTTGGCATCTTCAAACACGATACGTGCCTGATCGCGAGTCGTTGCTGCTGAATACACCTCAGCACCACCTTCGCCATCAGCCCCGGTCATGTATAAACCTATACCGCTGGAGAGCGTTGATTTTGCATTTTTACGAGCCACTTCATTAAATGCGGTTCGAAAACGACGAACAAAGATGGCGTCACCATCATCATCAAGAACGTGTTCACCGGTTAATTCATCAATTAACGGGATCACAAACCCGAAAATATTAATCAAGATAAAGACATGCCACGGCATTAAATCAATCGGCTTTCCAGCCAATGCCCCTTTGACATGCGGGATAAAATTGTAAAAGTCGAGTATGTGCTGTGCGCGATCTTCAATGAAATAGATGTCACGCTCAGGACCATGCTCTAAATCATTTAAAAAACGCTGGCACGCTAAACGCACCAATTCGCACGCAACAATTTCTCCAGCCACGACCTGCTCGGCGTACTGAATTCCATCTGCTACGGTTGCCATTCATCATTTGCGCTTTTTCAGAAATACTTCTAGTGGATCTTCCTGCTCAGGGCCTTTTACATTCACCTTAGTTCGTGCTGATGGGGTCATGCCAAATTCACTGAGCATAGCTCGGATTCGCTTCCAAACATCGGCTTTCATTGCAGCTGCTGGATGTGCTTTTTTGATAATGTCGCCAGTCATTGACGTGGTGTTGTAGGTATAACCTTCAGTATCGAGCACCTCGCAGTGATGCCGGTACTCAACGTATGCCTCAACTAATAATTCCAGAGCCTTTGCATCTAGTGTGCTCATGACACCCAGTGCATCTAACTCTTCCCCCATTTTCTTGAACCAATACTTACCCCGCTTATCAAAATACTTTGGTGTTTGGGGTACCCCTGACGGCGGTTTTGGTTCTTGTTTATTAATGGGGCGTTTTGATGGGTTCCCCCTCACCAATTGCAGATGTGACGGGGTTTTAGGTGGTCCAGCCATGATAGAAACCTCCTATTAATTAACGCTGGGGATCCCCATAAAAAAGTTTTCTAACCTGCGGCGATATAACAAAAGGTAAGGCGGCGGTACTTTAGGGCGAGAGTGGTAGGGATTTGACCCGCCCCTCCCCCTTGTGAGTTATCGCAATATAGCGATTATCCTCTGGTTCGTTCACTTGCCGTCTTGCTTCTATGGCACGACCAGCACAGCGATTGCAGATTGCTATCATCATCGGTACCACCATGCGCCTTAGGTTTGATGTGGTCCACTGTCTTTGCTTCAGTTGGTCTACCTGACTTCAAACACTCTTGGCATAGATGTTTATCACGATGCAAAACGCGAGCACGTATCTTGTCCCACTTGGAGCCATAACCGCGCTCATGACGGCTCTTGCCTTGCTGGTGGTTTTCCCATCCTGTATTCATGTGCTCTTGACAATAACCACTACGGTCAGTGGTTGTTTTACTGCAGCCATGCTTGCGACAAGATCGAGGTATGCGAGGCGGCATAATTTTCTCCACAAATGAAAAAGCCACCAGTTATTAGCTGATGGCTATAAACCTTTACAAATATAAGGTAGCTATTGTCTAGGTAAGCGCGTACTGTTGCCGCGTTGAAGTATGCTTTAGCTTTGAAACCTAAACATGCATGACCTTTCAACAAAACCTAAAAACAATAAGTTATATTAAAGCCTACGACATTAAGACCCTCTTTAGACACGGGGTCTATTTTTTAAATCTACCGTTCCAGTTGTAAAACTCCATGTTCTTCAGAGCCTTAAGATCTCCATAAATAATTTCGTCACCATCACAGATAGTGATTACTTCATGGTGTATCACAACTGACCATCTTATTGTGTAAATTCATGTAGTGATTAATTTGCGCCTGTATCTTAATGAATCTCAGCACCTTGAATGCCATTAAAACTAATGCCCTCGAAATGAGTCATGCGGTCAAGTACCACTACGACACTCGAATTGTATCCGGGGCCATAAGGCGGAAAGCTGTAGGTTTTCACTATGCTGTTATCTCAGTATTAATTTTCAAATGTTGGAATAATTACACCAATAAAAAAGCCCCGCATTACGAGGCTCCGATTTGTAATATCTGCTTGAGAATACTACTTTTTTATTGTTGTAGCTTTTCGTGTTTAACGTATAGTGAAGCTCTATTCAAAAGCATTTATTCTCATTTAGCCCCGATTTCTGGGGCATTTTTATTTATCAAAAGCAAAAAGTCATCGGTGATTAGCTGATGGTTATGAACCTTTACAAATATAAGTTGGCTATTATTTAAACAATGGAGTACGTTGAATAGGCTCGCTTACCAAGCTAATACTAGCCGCGAGCATGTATGACACGTCTACTCAGACAAAACATAATAAGACTTAAACTATCCTATACATTCAGACCCTCATTAGACACGTGGGTCTATTTTTTAATTCTCTCAGCTTCAATTTCCTGTATTGCTTTAAGCTGCTCATTCGCTTTTTCTATCGTTCCCAGCAATAATCTGTTCCATAATACAGACGCTTTGAATGATAGGGTTTTACCGTCACTGTCAGGCGGCAATGGCGGTACCACAGAATTAGTCAATGTTGATGGAATTGGAACGCATTGCGCGCGCTCGTAACTCGTTTGTGTACTCGAACAAGCCATCAGTAACAAGCTGAGGCACAAGAGAATCACAAGAAGACTCTGCTTTGAGTATCGTTTTATATTCAATGATTTTCTCCTGCGCTTTCGCATCAGCTTGAATGCCGTTCCGGTATGCTGTTGTTGCTATCTGATTGAAGCGATTGAATTGAAATGACTGAATGGCAATGACTGCACTTTGTTTGATGTTATCTTGCTTTAACTTGTCGTTGTCGTTCTTAACTGCAGTGTTATTATCATAAAGCGTCAATGCCAACCAACTAACAGCAACTAACATTAAAAAAAGCCAAAATGAGTTATCTATCTTCATAAGTTAACCTGCCGGGCTTTGTTGTAATTGACCGCACTTTGGCAGCGCTTTTCTAAACTTACCTTATCAGTATTGCCGCATGTGTCATCTCGGAGTACGTATACGCCAGCGACCAAGAAAATGAGGATCCCGATAATGAAAGCGGATATGCATAGGCGAACTTTCCAAGACATACAGCATTCTCTATCTCTCTGCGCGTTATCAAGCCTTTCCACTCTTTACCCCCTGCGTATGTCCAGCGTTTAAGTTCGTTGCATGCACCAGCGATATCACCAGCATTTAGCTTCTTCAGCATCGTAGAACGCGCAAAAGCACCTGTTCCCACGTTGTAAGCAAAGGAATAGATTGCGGCTCGAATGTTATCGTCTAGATCAACTTTGATTAGCGGGTCTACACCCTTCCTGACTTTATTGAGGTCTCTTTCAAGCAAAGCTAAACATTCTGATTCGGAATAGGTTTTAGTGGGAATGATGTCAGCACCTGTATGGCCATAACATACAGTTTGCACACCAACTACATCTTTATACGGCTTAGTTTCCATGCCCTCAAAGTAAGCAATCATACTTACCGTCAAGGCCATTAAGCCACCAGCGGCAGCTGTTTTAATTTTATTTGGTATCTTTGCCACTGTTAGCCTCTCTTAATTTGAATTCTTTCCGCTTGTAATACCAATTCACCAAAAATGTTGCGACTGTACATATGATCCCAATGAGTACCGCCCACTGATCTAACGATAAAGCCCCGACTGCAGTAGTGATGACTCCGAGAGCATAAGAAAAGGGACTAGAGTATTTTTCGTGCATACGCATATCCACCCCCTGCGGAGTGTTCCGATGTTTTAGTTAATTGGTAGCCACCAGCAACTTCAATGTAGTAATTAAACATGTTGAACTTGATTTGCTGTGGATAATACGAAGAAAGTCGCACTAAGCGACTTTATGAAATGAATGACCGTTTCCCTGGCTAAGGCCATTTAGCGTTACTCATCCACAAGTCGGGACTTACTATGGCAGCATATCCATTGTTACCACTTTCTGTTTATTTCCTCGAATTCAAGGAAATTAAAATAGAAAGGTACGCCAGATATCCGTCGACGAAAACATCATCTGGTGTCCATCACAACACAACTCTCAAAAATGAAGAATGTGCATATACTATAAAGCCCCACAGACGTGAGGCTTTATAGTTATTTGGTCCGCCATCGAGGCATCGAACCTCGACTCTTAGCCTTAATTAAGCTAAATACTCTTCCTGTTGAGTTAATGGCGGGATGTACTTACTTTAGCCAATCTAACGTTACGTAGATCACTAAAAACATAAGTCCAATGATAAAAACATTTTTGATGAACCTAAAAATACAGTCATAAATAATAGATCCTGCCATGGTTTTTCCTTGGGCATTTTCCCGCCGGATACCACATCTATTTTTTAGATAAAAACTTGCGATTGCAAGGCTTGCTATTTATAGCAATGAGGTATGTTGTCTTAAACACCATAGCACACATATAGAATGGATACTCAATTAATAACAAAAATGCCGATTGACGAGGCTTCATCCTATAAGTTAGGTAACAACGTATTCACTCTTATCAGATTAGCACCTAAAATTCGTAGAATAAAGTATGTAGCCACACCCAATAGCAGACTTCTCAAGACCCCAATAGCTGCCCATTGCTCCGATGAAAAACCATCTAATAATTGCTTTAATCAGTAAACGTTGAACCTGTCGAAGCAGCATCGGAGGCGTCAGTCGTTAATTTATCCATATGTATATACTCCTTCAGATTGTCCGATATTTAGTTAATAGAAAGTCACCAGCAATAGCTGCTAGATTGGAATAGATGACGGGCGCAACTCCGCCTTATGCGCAGTTATCGATTTCTCTGCATGAGGTTTTCGATAAATTAATGAAACACTGCTCGCCAGTAAGCTTTGCATTTTGAGCGAGTGAGGAAGTAATGAAATGACCAAGACAGGCGTAATTGCTCTTTTGTTTTACCTGATAACTTAATACACAGATTAATAAATAAATTTTTCATATTTTCTCCAATAAAAAAGGCCGCTTCAGCGACCTTGATTTGATATCGGAGAGTTAATTAATTACTTCCCCGATGAACTTAGCATTGATTGTAATTTTCATCTGCTGTATGCCTTCGACATGCCCTGCTAAAACATAATCCCTGCCAGATTCAGCGATATTTAAAATCAAATTGAATTTATCAATATCACCAAATACTGATGTTGCAGATTTATCATGCCTTTCTATTGTTAATGTGGTTTGAATACCATTCACTTTACCTCTGTACAGGTAAGCAAAATCACCACCATTAACAATATTATCTTTAACTATTACCGTGCCATTTCCAAAATCTTGAGAGTTACTTCTAAATCTTACAAAGTAAATGCCATCTTTCATAAATACCTCATGCAGTAATTTTTTAGCTGAAAATCAGCAGGGTGACTTTACCGCAATTTAGTAAATATATCTAATATATAGCGTATACAAAAAAGCCGCACTAGGCGACTTGGTTTTAACGTAGAACTAAGTTGGCAGCATAATCACTACCAAGAAATACATCACATTCTTTTTCAGGGAAATGACAGCGGGCCATTACTTTCTCCCCTCTGTATGTTGATGTGTAGACATTAGAATATTGATTACTAAATACTCCTGATATACTTTTATCTTGATTCATTATGCTTTCGTTTATAACGATTTCTTCATTAAATCTTATTTTCAAATACCCGTTTGGCATATCAGCAGAAATTAGCATTTGCTCACCATTAATCGTTCTATATGGCTGCTTCGCGGTAAAATTTGTACACCCAATAAGCAATAAAATGGAAAGAGATAATATAGTGAATTTCATTTATCTCTTACCCATTACATTTTACTGCTTTTAGTCCTTCCAATTGATTCAAGCGTGATTGAACTTTTTTTCTAGCATCTTCTTTTGCCATTCCATTACCAATACCAAAATCACCAAGAAAGCCCAAAACTGTTTTTCCATCAAACTCACCAGTTCTTTCAATTTCATTGTGAACACCTCGAGTCTTGGCAATCTCAATTTTAATATCATTACAAGTCATAATAGAAGATTCTTCGGGGGTTAGTGACGCAGGTTGCGGGTATTGTTTTGTTGCGCAAGCAACAAGAAAAAATGATGGTAATACTGCAATTAGAAGTGACTTTTTCATGATTAAACACCTTTTATATTAATAAATTTTAAGTTTAATCACTAAGTGAATGCTCAATTCTTTTAATAACCAAATAAAATCAATTGTTATCATAATATTACTTTATTATTTTCATGATATTAGATTGGTGTGTTGGTATTTTGTGGTATCTAAAGAAGAGTCAATTGCCATTAGAGTATTTTTACAATTTGCACCATTGACTACCTGATCCGGAACGGAAATGCAATAAACAGCAATACAAATACAGTTAATATCATGATTTTTTGAAGTACGCCGAATATAGCCATATATAACCATCCAATTTAATAGCCTTTATTATTGTTATTTAAATGTAGCTATTATTGAAGGGTTATAAAGATAATTGCACGTAAAAATTAACAACATAGAAGATTGAAATTTACCGAGAACGTAAACCAAATGCTTACTGTTAATTTTACTTACATTTTATTTGTATTTGCACTACACTTAATACGTTTGACTACTTCAAAGGGAAAGCGACGCTTCCCATCATGTCCTAAATTAAATAGTTTTGTTGTAATTTCATGCCAAGCCTCTCTGCTTGGCTTTTTTTGTACCTAACTTATCAAATAGCCCCCCTGAGTGACTACTTAACTACTTCATATACAATATCCTTGAAAGTAAAAAACTTCGTACGGATGGCGAGGCTTCATCCTATAAGTTAGGTGACAACGTATTCACTCTTATCACACTAGCATTGATTTTGCGTAGCGCACTAATACTTTTTCACTATCCACCGTGTTTTGTTTCCCCATAACTTCACTATCCATTTCTAAAACTACACCAATCATGGCTAAACACCCATCAACAAACCCTTCAGCCACTTGCATCATCTGACGAACTCGCCCCTCGCTAACCTTTAATTTTTTTGCAATGCCGCGCTTTGATACACCATACAAATAATGCATAACTATCAGTTCTAGTTCTTCATCTTTTCTAACCGCTTTTAATTTAGCAATGACACTATCAATAATAATTCCATCATTGTCAGTACATGAAAGCCTAGGAGCCTCTTTATTTGAGATCACCCCCTTAAATCCAGCTGCAATATGCGAATAATCTACACCAGGGTTATTACTTGCCCAGCCTGCCCACTTTTCTAAAACTAACTGAATATCTCTCATGCAATAATCTCCACTGCGTTCCGCACAACGCATTAACCGAATACACCTAGACCGATTGACCGGTCGAGAAATTTAAATAACAAAACTAACTGGCTACCGTTTTCTTGTTCCCACCCTTTCGGATCCTTGTGTAATTCACTGTGGTGAACTCGACATAATGGGATGGTGAACAAGTCATGGACTTTTGTGCCTATGCCACCCTGCCCGTAGCCGATAATATGATGAGCATCGTCAGCTGTGGCGCCACAAACACAACACGGCTGTGATTTAACCCATTGCAGATATCTCACACTCTCCCAGCGCTGAAGCTTTGGTAATTTCATAAAGCTTGCTGGTGGCTCAGCGTCTATGGTTAAATTTAATACAGGTTTTGATACCAGTTCACCATTCACCTCGTCGCTGAAGTTATGTTGAGAAGAAGAGATTAAACCCGAGGGTTGATGCTTTAATTCATCAGGTAATGTCGTGATCAGCATTCTGCCACTAAACATACCTAGGCTCGCTCCTGGTTTAAACATCACTGCCTTCACTTCTGGAATGATGATGGGAGTTAATATCCACTGATGAATCATGCCGATTTCCCCCCTTCTGTATTAAGAGGGCGTATCTCAATTTCAAACCGACCACCCTTGACTACTTCACACCATTCAATGATTGCACGCCTAACCTGAACATCATCACTCCAAACACCCGCATGTGTTAATGCATCAAAAGGCGCTTTCAAGTAATTATCGATATCCATTCGGCGCTTTGATGGTGGATACATCTTCACAGTGACAGATACATGCTCAGTGATTGCTTTCGGTCTTCTACGTAATTGCTCATAGATGGCTGCAGCTGCATTTGCCCGGAACGCGCGCCCTTTTGCACTGATCAGAGTTTTACCGTTGATATTCCGCCAGCAAGCGTTAACACTTGGAGGAAATGGTAGTGTTAGAGATATTGAGTTACTCACTAATTACCCCCTTATTCCATACAATTACTGCCATTGGTTTATCATTAACATCGGGGCCTTTAGCGCCACAGCTATGACATCTGACATAGAACCATGTTCTATAACTATGACTTTCAACTGTTGTGTCAGAACTATTGCAATAACGGCAAGGCTGGATTTCTGGCATCTTGTCTTTCATGCTCTAACTCCCGCCAGCAATTTATCTAGTTGTTTAAGCAAAGGACTTCCCATATCGCCGATGTAAGCTTTTTCAACAACTCTCATTTCACCCAAAGAGTCCGTTTCTTTCTTTTTAGAGCGCTCTGCTGGCATTTCAACTACAGGTTTTACTTCTACCCTTTTCACTCGCCTTGCCGCCTTTCTCGCTTCCAGCTTTTCAGCCTTCAGTCTTTCAGCCTCTAACTTCACAGCCTTTAATTTCGTTACCGCATAAGGATCTACTCTATAACGATTTTCAGGGGTCACCTTACCGTTATATTTACCAATTAATTTCACGCACCCAAGTTCAACCATTACCTTCAATAATCGACGTGCAGTGGCATTGTGAATAGCGCATCCACTCGTCAATGTTTTGACAGTGAAATTATCGTAGCTACGCATCGCCTTGATCAAATCAATCCCTTGTTGATACATGTAATCTTTCACGCAGCCACCCCCATCTTTTTAGCTAACCACTGCGCTTGCTCTATGAATGCTTTGCCGCGCTGCTCTAGCTCTTCACGATTGATGTAATCAAATGCTTTGCCAGTCCAAGTTTTATCGAAAACAACAATTGCTCCGGCGAAAAATGCCCCGGTAGGTTTTTGTTTTTCATCAGCAGGGTTAAACCACTTAGGAACGTCGAAACCGATACGCCCACGAATAAAGCAGATGTGATCCGCATTTTGTGGCCACCAACTTTCACTTGTTGCTGCTTTCAATAAAAAGACATAACGACCGCCCTTTTCACGCATCGCTGAAGCGTAATTCATAATGTGGATAACACCTGTGATGGCCTGTTTATCGTGATATGAAGGTCTTGAATATGGAGGGTTACCAAATGCCACACCGCCGATTTCTTTTAGCTTTTCCGACCAATCTTGAGTGAGCGCATTGTCTTCTGCTGTGTAAAAATGTGGGGCTTTGTTATTTTCACCATCAGTAAATAAATCCAGCGTGAATGGTCCATAGATTGCGTTAGCGCCGTACACCAGGTTTTCGGGAGATTGCCACTGATCCCCAATCTCATTAAGTTTGTGAGTAGGCTTTGACTTCAATACATTGAGTTTTTTAACATACTCGCTCTGTTCTTCTTCCTGTTCGCATAGTAATGGCTCGCATGATTCACTGCATGAACCAGCATCATAGCCACCAGCACCACGGATAGTTGCCGCTATATCATCACGAGAATGATCCGCAAACATGGCAATAATGCCTTCGAGTGAATTATTACCTCGATACATGATTTTATTTTCTTGTTGGCGGCGTTCTACAACACGAACAGATTTATCGGTAATTACATTAAGGAATTGCTGGGCTAGTTCTGGTTCATCACGAGTTGCTAAAGCAATTTTATTAATGCCTTTTTTAACGCAGAAAACGCAATTACCTAAGTGTTCAGGTAGGTCTAGATCGAAAGGTTGTTCAGCCCACCAGTCAAGAATGTCTTGCTTCTCAACATCACTGATATCCGCCAAATATGAAACGCCTTCACGCTCTTTTAGTCGTTTTGGCTCATCAGCTCTAATGCCTAGCCATGTGTGGTACTCACCGTAAGTTTCTGTACAGTAACGAGTGAAAACCTCTGTTTTCATCGTTCGAGTACAAAATGCACCATGAACGTATGGAGTGCCGTATTTGCTGCAAGCATCTATCCACGGTTGTAAGTCATGCCCAATGTCATCAACTGAAATAACTTTGTAGGTGTTGGCTTTTCCAAGTTCCGGATCAATAACAAGTCGCAGGCAAATAAGGTCAATATTCCAGTTTTTGGCAACATTACGGATAAATTCATAGGTTTTAGGATGTTCCGCACCGGTATCCATAAAGACATGTTTTATTGTTAAATTTTCTTTAGCGGCTTTTCGTTCAAGTAAATGGACCATAAACGCTGAAGTGCGACCACCAGAAAAGCTTGATACATTAATCATCAGATGGCACCCCTCTCGCTGCTTGTTCTGCTGCCTGTTGCCAAATACCTGCCCATGCCTTACGTCCAACAAAATCACTCATTCGACGCACACCAGATTTACCTGCTAACTCCGCTGCAATTTCTTCGATGCGATTTCGAGGCTTAGATTGTGAGCCGATGATGCGAGTGAATGCTTCATCGCGCTGAACTTGGTCGATGGAAACCTTTTGCTCTCCCGCTAAACGGAGGGTTAAATCATCCCACTGGGTACGCAGTGTTCTTGGACACTGAACGTTTTTCTTCCAGAACTCATCCTGGCTAACGCGTTTGTAGAATTGGCAAATCTCTTTGTGGGTGCGACCGTCTTGGCTAACCATCAGACGAACATCGTTAGCCCACTCAGTGAAGTTTGGCTCTTTCGGCTCTTGCAGCCCAAGCTCTTTGAATACTTCACACTTGCGGCTAAACAGCCATTCAGCACATTTGAGGTCATCCGCAGATCCCCATTTCTGAAAGTTAGGGCTGTAAATCACTGCCTCTGGGTAACGATTTAAAAAATCAATTTTAGCCTTGTCGCGGGATTCGCTAGAATTCTGCGACGAAGAGTTAGTTACTGATGGATCTTGTTTTGAAGTTACTAACGGATCGCCCCCAGATTCTGACGGGTCAAAACGATTATTTTTGCTCGATTCTGACGGGACGGATTTTGATGCAACAGATTTTGACGCGTCAGGATTTGACGTATCAGATTCTGCTGGTTGAGGTAATGCGGCTCTCGCTGCTGAAGCTAATTTATTAACATTAAGCTGATAGATATTGCTCGCATTACGGTTACCTTTACGGCGCTTTTCTCTCGATAACCAACCATCTTTTTCTAAATCTTTGATGGCGGTACGTACAGTGCTTTCACCCGCACCGATTTGACGAGCAATTGTCGGTACCGATGGCCAGCACACGCCCTCATCGTTTGAGAAGTCAGCGAGACGAGCCATGATAGCAACCGAGGTTATCTTCAAACCTGCTGGCGCACAGCCATCCCAAACATAACTTGATAGTTTTACGCTCATAGTTGCTACCTACTCGAGTCTTCTGAATTCATCTTTAAATTTGTATAACGGAGCAAAGCATTCATGCTCATAGCCTTCTCGCATGTAAATGACCCACATCTTTTCCCGGTCATAACGAACAACACGGACAGGAATGCCGCGCTTGTCGAGATAAATGCGATTGAGATTATTTGAATCTTCATCAGTCATGTGCCTCGCCTTTGCTATTGAAATAAAAGTTAGCCCAGTCACTTCTCAACTCAGCGATATCTACCAATTTCTCATTTCTCCGGTAGTTGCCCGACTCATCTGCTGACGTTATGATTTCTACATATTGAAGCGAACCTTGTTTTGAGACTGGTAAGCATCTAAATTGCTTTATTGGTTGAATTTGGCATACACTGTTCATGCTAGTAGTTGCTCCACAAAAGTTGTTATTAGCACCGACGCTCGGGACCGCATATCCTGAGCGTCAACCTTCCTAACGTTGGTCATTACGCTTTAACCCCATAAACAACAGGTAGTGAATCAATAAAGTGCTTTGCATAAGCAAAAACCTTTTGAGATTTTTTGTTTATCGCAGTGATTTCATCGCCAGTTAAAATGCCATCAGCTATGCTTTCTTGAATTAAAACTGCAAGCGCGCCCTGCATTGCGCCTAGCTTCATTCGAATATCAAACAGCTCAACCTGATCGAGTTTTTCAGCTTCAATGGGTTCCATCGCTGTCATGCCATGGCGATCTAGGTGATACTCCACCAGCAACTTAGTTCCCGACAGTTCTTCTATTGCCTCTAATTCGTCATGCTCAAAGAATCGACAACCATTCTTTTCATACAGCTTATTGTTGAAAGTGGTTTCAGATATCCCCAAAGCACCCGCCATCGCTGAACGACCACCAGGGAATGCTTTGCACATCTCTTTCACGACTTCTTTTAGTGTTTGTTTGCACATATCTACAATTCCGTTGTTTTATTTGTAGTTAACTCTGTTAATTGCTTTTGGTACTGTTTTGATAAAGCGCCGCGTTATATTTCAGCTCACCATTTGTTCTATAATCCGCTTCCATTGCTCGGTTTTTTGGGATTAATTGGTTTGGTCGTTTTTTCCATTGATAGAATGCTTCTGGACTAATACAAAAAAATTCTGCGATTTTATTAGTAGTGCCAAAGTATTTTTCAATCTGTTCAGTTGTCATAACGCCCCCTAAATCTAAGTTAGATTAGATAATAATTGTTAATTTATATTTGGTCAATAAAAACTAAGATAACTTAGGTTTAGTTAAAATGGATTTGTATATGAGTAATACCCAAAGCACTATTGGAAGCAGAATAAAGGCTCTCAGAAACGTCACTAAAACCACCCAGAAAGATCTTGGGAAGTATTGTGGCGTATCAGATGTTACTGTGGGGTATTGGGAAAAAGACCTAAACACCCCTAGAAGTGATGCTCTCTTGAAATTAGCTCGATATTTCAATACGACTGAAGCGTATATTTTGTATGGTATCCCATCTAAACAATCATCGAATATCATAACCAGTGCACAGAAAGTACCTGTACTATCCTATGTTCAAGCTGGTAATTTCACTGATTACGCTCCAAATCAGATATATGACGAAGACCTTGAATTTATAGAAACCACACTTAGGGTATCCCCCTTGTCATTTGCCTTGCGTGTCATTGGTGATTCCATGACTAATCCGTATGGCTTGCCATCTATACCTGAAGGCTCAACTGTAATTGTCGACCCTGAAGCTGAAATTGTGAGTGGAAAATTTGTAGTCGCTAGACTACAAGGCTCTGATGAAGTAACAGTAAAGCGTTATGTTGTAGATGGCCCCAACAAGTTTTTGATGCCTTTAAATCCTCGCTATAACAACATTCCTATCAATGGTAACTGCGAAATAGTCGGTCTAGTTCGTGGTGTCCAGTATGAGTTATAACTATCCACCCAATTAAATTCTAAGTTTTCTTAGATTTTCGCATTGACACAAATCCTAAGTTGAATTAGTTTATATCTAAGACAACTTAGGAGGTAGTCATGCACACAAAACCAATCGTTACTTTTAACAACCCAATGTCCACAGATGAAATTCATGCGTGGATTTTGGAGAAAGCTGCTGCACTTAAAAAACTTGAAAGCCTTAACGCTGCCTACGCAGAACTCAAAGAAAAGCTGGTAAGAATCGAAGATGATATTTACGAGCAAACTGAGATCTGCAATGCAGGTCTAGGCCTACCAGCAATCAACTAATCAACTATGTGGAGTAATTAGTGGAATGCTTATTTTAACTCGTCGTGCCGGTGAAACAGTTGTTATTGGTGATGATGTCAAAGTCACTGTTTTGGGAATCAAAGGATGCCAGGTGCGGATTGGTATCGAAGCACCAAAAGATACAAGTATTCACCGCGAAGAAATTTATCTTCGGATCCAAGCTGAAAATAATAATGCCAGTGCTAGTTAGTAATTATTGATAATGTTTGGCGGTGCCATGCCGCCTCTTTTTTCTAAATATAAATAAGACCATTGGCATCAGTCCATACGGGTAAATATGTGCTTAATTACTGTCAGTGGTCTTATTTATATTGTGGCTAAAATATACTTAATCTGTATGCGGCAGAATGTGGAGGTAATTATGCAAATGCTAACTTTGGAGGAATGGGCGAGCGAACGTTATAGAAGTCGCCCTCCTCGACTGGGGACATTACAACGCTATGCTAGGAGTGGCTTGTTCTATCCACCAGCACAAAAAGAAGGTGGTATTTGGCGCGTGAGAGAAGATGCCGACTTAGTCGGTAATTTGACATCACCGGTTATCAATAAGAGTGATAACCCAAAATTACAAAGGATTTTAAACGATGGCTGCCCGTCCACGTAAAAATAACGTCAACATCCCTAATCTCTATCCACTATTTAGCAGAAAAGCTAACAAGGTTTATTGGCGTTATCGCCACCCTATAACTGGCAAATATCATGCACTCGGTGACAATGAGGCTGAAGCCCGTGAAATTGCTATTGAAGCTAATAACCGATTAGCGGAACAACGCAGCCGTCAAGTCATGGCGATCAGCGATAGAGTAGCAAGAATTAAAGGTAAAGAGATCACCGTAAACACTTGGCTAGATCGCTACTGGGTAATACAAGAAGAGCGCCTTGCTGACGGTGATATAAAACAAAACACATATAAGCAAAAAAGAAAACCTGTGGACCTAATGCGCCACTCTCTCGCAATGAAGCCTTTGCCAGCAGTTGATGCGAGAGATATCGCATCAATACTCGATGAATATAAATCTAATGGCCAACATCGCATGGCACAAGTTATTCGATCCGTATTAATCGATGTGTTTAAAGAGGCACAACATGCTGGTGAAGTTCCACCAGGATATAACCCTGCACTCGCCACTAAGCAGCCAAAACGACGGATCACCCGCCAGCGCTTAAACTTGGAAGAATGGCAAAAAATATTTGATATTGCTGATAAACAGCATAAGTATTTAGGCAATGCGATGCTATTAGCAGTAATTACCGGACAACGACTTGGCGATATTTCAGCAATGAAGTTTAGTGATATTTGGGATGACCATTTACATATCACACAAGAAAAGACTGGGAGTAAATTAGCTATTCCATTAGCGCTAAAATCTGATGCATTGAATATGTCATTGAGAGAAGTTATTTCAAGATGTCGTGACCGCGTTGTCAGTCAGTATCTTATCCATTATTTCCATACAACTTCTCAAGCAAATCGCGGTGAGCAAGTCACAGCAAATACAATAACAACAAATTTTAAAAAAGCGCGAAATAAAACTGATATTGATTGGGGTGAAGGAACGCCAGCTTCATTTCATGAACAACGTTCTTTGTCTGAAAGGCTCTATCGCGAGCAAGGGATAAACACTAAAGATTTGCTGGGTCATAAATCGCAAAGAATGACCGATAAATATAATGATGACCGGGGTAAGAATTGGGTGAAAGTAGTTATTTAA